AACCATTCAAACTGCTCACAAGTGAGAAGCATCTTTGGTTCTGGTTGGGCAAGTGCCAGCAGTAAAGGTAAAAACATAGGATGAACGTAAGGGTATTATACCCCTGTTGAGATTATTTAGCAAGTGAGTTTTGTAAAATGTGATACAATTTATAATATCTTAATCTTATTCTATCGCTTCTGGATCAATGCCATAGTCATCCAGCAATCTATCAATCTTTGTTTGCTTACCAGAAAGTTTTGCTACTTCAAATATATTTGATTTTTGATACTTCTTTAACTTCTTATACTCTTTAATGATTTTACTGATCTCACTGTTTCTGATTTTCAAACGAAATTCTTTATCACTTGGATCAGTAAACCCCTTGAATCCTTCAGTCATCTTCCTTTCTTTTTCTTTTCGGGCTGCTTAATACCCCAGAGTTTGGGATTGGTCCTACCGTAACCAAAGTCAATTCTTTTAACTACACCAGGACCATATGTATCATAGTACATATTAAAAATACGAGACCTAGTTCCTCTAACCAGATCAATGCTTTCTTCATCATCAATTACATACCAAATCAGATATGCATCGCTTGGAAAAGATGAATCTTTTGCTCTCTCTATGGTTGTTTTTTGTAAGAGAATATCGCAACCGTACTTGGATGGAAGAATACTTTTTTCATCATTATTGTATTCTCCCATTTCTTTCTCCTGACTAACGGCAACAGTCACGAACGACCACCCCATCTAATATCAGGATAAGCGTCGCCCACAATCTCTTTGGTTATTTTATATTTAGTTTGTAGTGCTTTGTCTTTTACCAAGCAAAGGATCTTTGCTTCTTCTGGATGAAGACCTTCAAGGATCTGAACGAACATCGTTTCTCTGCGAAGAGATGACAACGTATCATTGCCACCCCTTACAAAGTTGTAGAGATGCTTGAACTCTCTGCGGAGAGATGTGTGATCAGTTCCGATGGGAACTTCATTTTCCTTATAAGGAACAGATCCTTCTGGAAGCATTGAGATCACAGAGTCATCAAAGTTCCAGATAAGAATAGCTTTGAGAGCGTCGGTCTCATATTCTTTGAGGATCTCGACCCTTTTTGCATTGGTCCTTTGCTTACTTACAAGATCAAGGATCTCATGAATGAAAGGATTGGGCGGCAGTTTGACTGCCGCTGCTGGTTTTTTAATCGTCAGCTTCTTCTTCGTAGTCGTCATAGTCATTTTCAAATCGTACTGCTAAAATTTCATCTGGTATGATGTTTCCATTTGAGTCGAACATCTCTGGATGAGTATAAACTGGTTGAGTTTGGTAGATGTGTTCTTTTGCCAACCATCCTACCACACCTCCGACAAAAAAGAACATAATTGAAACTAATGTTCCGATGGTGAGAGTTACTGCTAACATCTTTTTTCTCCAGAGAGTTTGTTCTTTTTGATATCAAGATGAAATTCAATATAAAAGTGAAACTCTCTACGAAGAAGAGAGATCATTTTACCAAACTTCACTTGAAAAGTTTTTGGTTTATGCGATCCTCTCCTCCTATTACGTAATAGTAGCTCAACACCCCGATTGATTTCGGGTTCTGTCTTATTTAGTTTGTTTCTTTCGCCTTCCAGGTCTTCTGTCATGACTGTACTTCCATGCATCCTCTAAAATGCCGTGCAAATAATCTTTGATTTTTCTTGCTTGTGGTTTGGGAATATGCCCATAAGCCTCGCGAAGAAGTTTATGATTGTAATCCGAACCACCTTCAAGGTATTCTTCAAGTTCATTTATTAGATCTGAAAGTTCATTAGCAGTATCACTGGTGATAAACTTTTCAACCTCTACTCTCTTTGTTCCTCGAATTTTTAGATAGTCGTAGAACTTCATAACAAATTGTCCTTCAAAGGCATAATCAATTGCCTTATCAACATCATTATAAACTTCTTGGAGATTGCTTTCCATCAAACTAAATTTTTCTCCTTTAGATATTGAACAGTGTCACTACATCCACCAAGAACTCGATCATCTACAATAACTTGAGGAAAGGTTGATCCATTCCCAAATTCTGCATAGAATCCTTCTTTGGTGAAATCAGTATTCAGTTTGTAAACAACATGCTGAAGTCCTGCCAACTCTAACACTTGTTGGACTTTTGTGCAATAGGGACAACCGTCTTTTGAATAAACAGTAAATGTCATTTGTATTGAACAATAAAGATTTTATTTATTTTCATAAGGATGTGCTTGTTTCAACTCTGGATTTGGTTGTGAAGGAACAACAGGATTGCGAGTGGCATTTTCAATCACAATAAATGCATCGCTCTGATAACTTACTGTACCAAAAGGTTTTGCCCACTTGGGATTTGCACCCTCTGCTTGATGAATACCGCTGTTTGCAACTCCACCAATTTTTACACGAAGTTCGTCACTAGCATCCCAATCCATCTTACCAAGAGCAATCGCAAGTTGCCCCAGCATATCAGCACTCGGGAATTTCTCTTTCATCACATTCTCCTCTGGTTCCAGGTTTCCGATCATCTATTTTCAGGTGGTAAAGGTTTGGCCACGTATCCATTATTATAGCACGAAGTTTGTCGGGCGTCTCAGAACTAATCACGGATTGTGATTCTTGTTTTGTTTAATTTTATTGTATCCCCAGACTGCTAGGGTGCCGATTCCTAGACCAGCAATACAGCAAAGAAACATATGAATAATGTGTTCGTAGGTTGTGTGATCAGCGTGGTTCATCATTTAGGTTTTTTAATGGGAAAGGTTGCTTCCATTGCTGCGGTCAACAAAAGAGCAAATCCAAAAACGAATAAGTGTTCCATGTCATCCGAAATACATTACACTGAGAGTGAATACAACAAAGATGATGACGGTGAACATCATCAACCCTACACCTGCCCAGGCAACCCAGGCAGGCATAGGTTCATAGTTGTGGTTATGAGACATGTAGTGTTCCAATCATACCAGCACCCTTGTGAGGATCACACCAGAAGGTGTAGTCTCCTGCTTCAGGGAAGGTGATGTCAAAACTCTCACCAGGTGCGAATGCAAGTCCACTGTGAGAAAGTTCTGGGTGATCTTCTACGATCACATTGTGTGGGGGAAGCATACCATTCACAAAGTGAACCGTGTCTCCTGCGGTTATTGTAACATCTGCTGGGTCAAAAATCAAGTTTCCATTTGAACCCATCGTAATGTCCACTGCCCATGCTGGTGCAGCAAAAAGAATTGTAGCGAGAAGTGCAAAGATAAACTTCATTAAGTATTTGCAACTACTCTATCTATAAAAAAAGACTCTCCGAAGAGAGTCTCTGTTAGGATATCAAAGTGCGTTGCCTCGTGGCAAGACCTCTTCAGGGAACACGAAGTTCTCGTGAGGTTGATCTACTGGTGCCATCCATGCACGAAGACCTTCATTCAATAGGATGTTCTTGGTGTAGAACGTTTCGAACTCAGGGTCTTCAGCAGCACGAATCTCCTGACTCACGAAATCGTAAGCCCTAAGATTAAGAGCAAGACCAATAATCCCGATAGAGGATGTCCAAAGACCCATGACAGGAACAAAAAGCATAAAAAAGTGAAGCCACCTTTTATTGCTGAAGGCGATGCCAAAAATCTGCGACCAGAAACGATTAGCCGTGACCATAGAATATGTCTCTTCCTCTTGAGTCGGCTCAAAGGCTTTAAAAGTGTTTGCTTGATCACCGTCTTCAAACAGAGTATTCTCTACTGTAGCACCATGAATGGCACAAAGTAAAGCCCCTCCAAGAATACCAGCAACACCCATCATATGGAAGGGGTTGAGTGTCCAGTTGTGGAAGCCTTGTAGGAAGAGTAGGAAGCGGAAGATTGCCGCGACACCAAACGAGGGGGCAAAGAACCAGGACGATTGTCCCAGTGGATACATCAGGAATACTGAAACGAATACTGCGATAGGACCTGAGAACGCGATTGCATTGTAAGGTCTGATGCCTACAAGACGTGCGATCTCAAACTGCCTGAGCATGAAACCTATAAGACTGAAGGCTCCGTGGAGCGCCACAAAAGTCCAGAGTCCCCCAAGTTGACACCACCTGACGAAATCCCCCTGAGACTCTGGACCCCAAAGTAGAAGAAGAGAATGACCCATAGCATCTGCAGGCGTCGAAACAGCTGCTGTGAGGAAATTAGCGCCTTCAAGATAACTAGACGCCAACCCGTGGGTGTACCAGCTCGTAACAAACGTTGTGCCAGTAAGCCAGCCACCAAGGGCCAAATAAGCAGTGGGAAAAAGTAATAGTCCAGACCAACCCACAAATACAAAGCGATCTCGTTTAAGCCAGTCATCAAGGACATCGAACCATCCCCTCCGTGAAATTGGTTGTGAAAGTGTAGAAGAAGTCATAGCCTCCTTTGTTATTTCTCATATTTATCTTAACACTCCTTAACAAAGAAGTCAATAAGTATTAGTGCTTAAGGACTAATTGCAAATAAATGATTCAATAAAAAAAGGAACCCGAAGGTTCCTTTTCCGTTTATTCAGTTTTTATAAAGAGTCCATCCCTTATGTTGTTTAAACTTACCCTTTACCATATTAGCAAAAGAACATGCATGTAATCCGTGCTGTCTGGCAAATTTTCTATATCCTTGATCTTCATAAACTACTCCATCAGGACTTACGACTTTAAAAGGTGGTGCCATCTCATCTTTTTTAGGAACACCACTATTTCTTCTTTTTCTTTCAGCCCACTCTGCTTTATATTTTTTCTTTTTTTCATGTTTTTCAGAATCTGATTTTATTGATTCCCAATAATTATGATCTAAATCTACTTTCTTTTTTTTACCTTCTGGAGTTGCTCTATACTCTCGTGTTTTGCGACAAAACTCTTCTCTATTTTCTTCGTAGTATTCTTTTTTATTTTGAATAATTTTATCTCTATATCTCGGATCTTCCCTATATCGTTTATCACTTTCACTCTTAACTTTCTTTCTTTCTTCAAGAGTTCTCCATTTTGTAAATCCCTCACCACCTATTGATGTATTTCTTAAAATACCTCCTTCATCAAGTCCCTTTCTTCCATATTTTTTAATTAGTTCTATCTCATATTGATGTGCTTCTTCTTCTGTTAAATTTTCTTTTAGTTTAACACGACGATCTCTTGGTGGCATACCAACATTATTATGCTTTTGATTCATCCTCCATCTTTGCCCCTTTCCTATGTAATATGGGGTTCCATCTTCACGAAGATAAGCATAAACATAATAAAAATTATAAGTTTGATTCATAGTTTTTGCAGATATTCTATCATGCTTTGGAGGATGTGGGTATTGTCTCCTACCAGCCCCAGTGCGGTGTTGCAGTTATGACAGAGTAGTTTTCTAACCTTACCAGTAGTATGACAATGATCTACAACAAAATAACCACTATTGTGCCTTCCGCCAGGTTCTGTTGTATTACAAATGGCACACTGGTTATTTTGCTCTGCAATCATTACCTCATAATCGTTTTGAGTAATGCCATACCTTCTTTGTAATTCAGCATTTCTCCACACCATAGGGTCTTTTGCATAGTTTTTAGAAACTCTACTTTTAGTGCATTCTTTACAATGGTTATGTCTTGTATTTGGTGACTGCTTTCCGCCCCTTTTATAAAACTCTGTGATGTCTTTGGTTACACCACACTTGGTGCAGGTCTTGCTTCCAGTAGTTTGAGTTGGTTTCGCCATTCGTGTATCATATTCGTGTATTATTATATATTAAAAAAGGGACTTTTGCAAGTCCCCCTTTTGATATTATTCAGTTTTTATCTTATCAACCGATGGTTGGAGCAGTCAGAGCAACAGGAGTTGACTCGGCAGCTGCCAGGTCCAGAGGAAAATTATGAGCATTTCGTTCATGCATTACCTCCATGCCCAGTCCAGCACGGTTGAGGACATCAGCCCAGGTGTTGATCACATGACCTTGATTGTCAATGACCGACTGATTGAAATTAAAGCCATTCAAATTGAAAGCCATGGTCGAAACACCCAGAGCGGTGAACCAAATACCTACAACTGGCCAAGCAGCGAGGAAGAAGTGGAGCGAACGGGAGTTGTTGAACGATGCGTACTGGAAGATCAGACGACCGAAGTAACCATGAGCAGCAACGATGTTGTAGGTCTCTTCTTCTTGACCGAACTTGTAACCATAGTTCTGGGACTCGTTCTCGGTGGTTTCACGAACCAGCGAGGAAGTAACCAGCGAACCGTGCATTGCACTGAACAGGGATCCACCAAACACGCCAGCAACGCCGAGCATGTGGAAGGGGTGCATCAGAATGTTGTGCTCTGCTTGGAAAACGAGCATGTAGTTGAACGTACCAGAGATGCCAAGAGGCATAGCGTCAGAGAAAGAACCTTGACCGAAAGGATAGACCAGGAATACTGCAGATGCTGCTGCAACAGGTGCAGAGTATGCAACACAGATGCAAGGACGCATACC